CAACCTGGTTTGTTAACCTACAGTGTATCTAGTACACTGCACCATTCGCCCAAGGACGTAGTCCCAAAAGCGCTTCTGTACCTAAAAGCAACTTTTGAAGGCACTACAGCCACAAGACGTTTTAGTCGCTCCCGCGTAATACGAGATGTGTAGTAGGATTTCGGCTTTGCCTCTATCCATTTAACCATCTCGGGGGGCGCTTCGTCCCATGGTGTCCACTCCACGTTTTCATCTGTATCTAATGATGAAGCGCGAAGTGCATTCCAGTAGTAGGGGTAACAGCTTCGTACAAGCCTATCACCTGCTACCTTGTGCAAGTACGGAAATTCGTAGTTTGCACTAACCGGCGAATAGAACACATTAGACCATGGCACATGCCATGTCTTCTGTATGCTATTAACCTTAACGCCAGCTGTGTCTGGAAAGGAGGGTGGAACTTGGTATACTCTACCTGCAGAGGCTGCAACGCCTCGCAGTAAGTATTCCAATGTACTCGGCACTTCTGCCGGGTCCCAACGTCTCAACAAACCATTAATTAGTTTGTAGTAAAATGCCTCTAGCTTAACTCCCTTAAGGTCTGCTGATGTAGCTTGCGGCGACCAAGGCCTAACGTCAATACCGTGGTAGTAGTCACCACCACAGGATTCACGAAAGTATTGGAGATCAAAGGTCTTATTCATGTTTGGTGTAAAACCCAAATCATTGAATACGGCTAACACATAATTGTGTATTTTACGGGGATATATACAATCATCACCGTATACCGAGATAATACCTTTTACTCCATTGAGTTCAGCAATTGCCCGTATAACAGCCTCAAACAACAGAGTCTGCAACGGAAAAGTAAAACCAATGCCCATTGCCATAAAACTTTGTAGATATATACGCTGTTTATCAGCACCTACAAATGCGTGCGATGCACGCCCTAGCTTTAGAGCATTGTACCAATCTCGAGGACATAACATATTCACCAGATAAGCTTGAAAGTTTTCCGATGCTTTGGTAACATCAAGCGTTACTAAGTGACGTGTCTTCGAGGCCTTCTGAGCCAGTTCCTGATGGACATATTGGAGCTTCTTTATGTTACGTGAGTAACGAAGCTCTTTAATCCGACGGCCTGACTTTAAAAGTTCCATTTCAATATATTTGCCAAGTCCAAGGGAATAAAATCCCCCTATGACTGTATTAGGCATAATTGAACGGAAGGTATTATACTTCTTAGGTACATTAACGAGTGACAACTCGCGTGTAGAGCCGATTTCATAGATTTCTCTATTTTCGTGCTTCTGCATAATCTTCATACTCAATGCTGCCAGATCCAGATGTTTATCTGTCGGCAGGTATTCATTGAGGAACCAGATCGCGTGTTCCCGTGAGCAAGACAAGTTCTCTATCTTGGAATCAAGATAGGCGTTGTTAGCTGTCACTCCGACAGCTGCTCTCTTTCCAAAACGACATAACCGCATGTGTTCTTCAGCGTCATAGGACCCAAGGATCTCTTTGACAAGAACACGTGCACGCTGTAAAACCATCTTTGTACTAAGACGATAATCAGCACGCGGGGCAGCGAGCTTTGTCTGGAAAGCTATGAAGTCTTCATTAGCTTTCTGTTCAAGTTGCTCTTTTGTGTAAGCGTCGTTCTTGAAAGTATACCGTTTAAACAAATTCTCCATTTGATAGATACATTTATGGAGATAAATCGGCGCTTGCATGCGTTCAGGATATGTTACGTTACGATAGGTTTCAATACCATCTCGTAACGCACTTTCCTGTTCGCTGAACAAATGCCGATCGTCAAAACGGAAATCTCTCGCTAGCGATAACCAGGTGTCTACCATGATGTTATCTGTATTCATTGTGGTGTCCAATAAATTTGTTGTTTAGTAACCCAGGGGTATATCCCCTACTACGTCTGCTATAAATGCCAGAATCGTAGCGATTACTGAAACAAAGCTATAAATAAAATCTACAGCTCTCATCAGTAATTGTTCGAGCATTATGTCAGACTCCCGATGTTATAAAAAGCATCAGTGTCTGCATCAACAAATAATTGGGCGCCGTTTGTTCTCAGTAACGATCGGTTCGGTGAACCGGCCGCCAAAGAGATAAACGACTCACAAGTATCATACTGGATCACACCATTAGCATCAAGCCATGGTTTGACAAATTTTGCCGACCTAGTTTCTTTCGTATACGTACCATCACCTTTTATCGCCGGACTTTTGGCTTTATAAGTAATGGACTCACGTACACGGAAGTCAGACTCGGAAGAATCCACAACGTGGACTCCGCCTTGTACAAACTGATTGTCAGGCACGAAAGATTTGGCGGTACCGCCTGTCGCAGTGATAGTAGCACCAACAAGGATTTGCATATTCTGCAGTCCCATTTTAACTCCTTCTTATCTAATTACCATTTAATTGGATAATTTTGATAATTTGAATGTGTGGCAATATTGCCAACTACCTTTTAGCTTTCGCAGTCTGCGAACGCATTTTATTAACTAAGTCTATCATAGGGCTAAGGCCCAAAGACAGACTGTCCAGCGTCCTCTTGATAGAGTCGACGCCGCCTCCCATCTCGATGGCGAGCGGGATATACGGGTTTACTTGTCGAATCAATTCACTCTGAGTGGCTTTTACACCTGCTCCTTGTACTTTTGTTCGACCCGCCGGATACCTAATGTTATAGCCTTCAGAAGGGATATAATAATCCTCAACTGTCCGCTTATAGCACAATTGTACCGATCGGATGATCCTGTTTTCATACGGTATAAACTGCCGCAGGAAACCAGATACATCCCAAACCCATTCCAATACAAACGACAAGGTCGTCAGTTCCCAGAGAACGAATGGAATGTTTGTGATACGAAATCCCAAACGATCCCATTTATTCGGCGGGTGCTCCGGCATACCGGTTATGATAGCCGTAACTTTTGACGTCTTGACCTGCTCATGCGTGCCAAAGTAGATATATTCTGAGGCAAGCACTGATACATTTCGGGACGACTTCTCAACAATTGGCTCATGTGAGCCTTTCGTGATAAGGAATCCATCGTAGTACATTTTCTGAATTATCGTTAGTAAATCAACACTAGTATATACTAGCGGCATAATACCATAACGGTATTCTAGCCATGTTGCAGCTAACGCTTCAGCGGATTGTATACCACGCCCTTTCGAACCTCTTCTTAGTCTTTTAGACTTAAGAAAGAGATCAGCGAAAAGCAAATGTAACTTCCGCAGAGGATGTGTAAGCAATTCAAGCGTTTCTTTTATTTCGCCTAGGTTTTCAGCCAGATTCAATATCATCGGATCCTGTTTCTTGAGTGCTTTTTGATATGCACGCGTTACAGGTAAATTAGCCGATGGTAAAGTCTGACGATAGCCTGTGCTCTGTAAAAGTGTCGCAAGAACGCCGTAGGCCCATCCATTCTCACAAATTGAGTAGGATGTGGCCGCTCTCGGTGCTTCCAAAACATCAGCATTAACATCAAGCTGATATTTTGACATTACTGTGGGATTGACGTTCATCTGTCGAGCCCTTCTTGCGCGCATCATATCACCGATGCTGCGTTCCTCTCTTTTGACCTTAGGATCATTCTTTGCACCTTTGGTGCGGTACGAATAAACATACTGGTACATATTTTGTCTTGTTACAGTGGTCTTATAGAATCCGTAAGGAATCTTATAGTACCAATGAATGTAATGAGACCTAACTTGTACAGTTGTGTTCGTGTCTTTGGTCCGAGTGTCGAAAAAGCTGGTTAGAATAGTAATGGAGAGTCCTCCTGTTGTATTTATGAAAACC